GGAGAAACGGGGGGAGAATAAATTGGGGGGGGGGGGGCCCCGCCCCCCCCCGCCTCACAAATCAAATCAAAAGGCAATGTTCAACAGCAGAGAATACGAATGGGCGGACATCAGTGTTGTGATGGGCGGACGGCCCGTTACCGGCATCCGCGGCATCAAGTACAACATCAAGAAAGAAAAGGAACTGCTATATGCGAAGGGCAACCGCCCGCACGCAGTGCAGAGCGGCAACTACGACTATAGCGGCGAGATAACGCTGTTGCAGAGCGAATACCTCGCCTTGCGCGAAGCCGCCAAGGGCGACATCCTCGCAGCTCAGCTCGACGTGGTGGTGGCATACGGCAACCCCACACGTGGCGACGCCATCACCACCGACATACTGGTGGGCGTGGAGTTCACAGAAGACAATACCGAATGGAAACAAGGGGACAAGTTCCAAGAAAAAACCATCCCCTTCGTCTTCATCGACAAGAAACAGGCGTAAAACCAATTAAAGCTACACGATATGAAATATACGAAAGAACAGATAGAAGAGTGGAAGCGTAAGCACGGCGACCTCTTCGAGATAACCGTCGAAGGCAAGGGCTGCATCCTGCACCGCCCTACGCGCCAGAACCTGAGCTACGTCAGCGTGCTCAAAGACCCCATCAAGATGAGCGAGACCATGCTCAACCAGCTGTGGGTGGTGGGCGACGAAGAAATTAAGACCGACGACTCGCTCTTCCTGGCGGCCATACAGAAGATGCAGGAGGTTCTGGAAGTGAAGGAGGCCGAAATAAAAAAGCTTTAGAGGATGCCGAGGTGGACGTGTCCGACGGGTTCGACATCCTCTTCTTCAACACCGTTATGCGCTACTACCTGCACCTCGACCCCGACACACTCTCGGACGAAGAGTGGGCGCATACGTACAAGTATTTGGGCGAAATAAGGAAAGCGGAAGCAAAAGCGAAAAGCATAGATGGATAATGTTTTGAAATTCCTCATCAAACTCAACGCCGACAAAGGCAATGTCGTATCGGTAGCAAGAGAGACGGAGCGGCAACTCGACTCCATCAACCGAAAAGCATCGGTTGTCGGGCGCGGCTTGCGGAAGGCTTTCTCATTCGACGGATTCAAGGGCGCGCTCATGTCGATACCCGGCATGCAGTTCCTGATGAACCCCTACACCATGATTGGCGCGGGCGTCGGGGCGATGGTTCGGCTGGGCGCGCAGGCCGAGAGCGTGAACGTGGCCTTCACCACGCTGGTGGGCAGCGAGCGTAAGGCCGCCCAGATGCTTGGGCAGATTAACGACTTCGCCGCGCACTCGCCCTTCGGCAAGATGGACCTCACCCAAAGCGCGCAGACCATGCTCAACTTCGGAGTTGAGACGGGCAAGGTGCTGCCGCTTCTTAAACAGCTGGGCGACATTTCGGGCGGGAATAAGGAGAAGATGTCGGCCCTCTCGCTGGTGATGGGCCAGGTGTCGAGCACGGGCTATTTGATGGGTCAGGACCTGCTGCAGTTCATCAACGCCGGGTTCAACCCCATACAGGAACTGTCACAAATGACCGGCATATCCGTCGACAAGCTCAAGGACAAGATGGCCAAGGGACAGATAACCTACCACAACGTGGAACAGGCCATAGCCCATGCCACGGGGGCAGGTGGCAAGTTCAACGGCATGATGGACAAGCAGAGTCAGACCTTGTCCGGCAAATGGAGCACGCTGATGGACACCGTGCAGCAGGGCGCGATAGACCTCTCGCAGAGCGTTAATACGCCCATTGCCGAGGTGGTGGATAAGATAACAGCAGCCATCCCGAAGGTCTTCGCCGTATTGCAGTCCGTGTTCTCGGCCATCGCGGCAGGCATAGGCTTCGTTGTCCGATTCCGTACTGCGTTCATGCTCCTGGGCGGCGCGGTGCTCACAGTGTGGGCCGTCTTCCGAACCTACACGATGGCCCTGGCGGCCTACCAGTCCATAACCACGCTGGTGACGGCGGCAACGAAAATATGGACGGCCGCGCAATGGCTGCTCAACATGGCCATGACGGCCAACCCCATAGGCCTTATCGTCGTCGGCGTGGCCGCACTTGTCGCCATCATCGCCTACTGCTGGACGAAGTTCGCAGGTTTCCGAGCATTCCTCATCACGATGTGGGACGTATGGCGCAAGTTCGGCGACCTGATTAAGACCTACGTGGTGGACCGCATCAAGGAACTCATTCGCGGCGTGGGACTGCTATCCAAAGCGTTCTCCAAACTATTTTCAGGCGACTTTAAGGGCGCGGCAGCCGACTTTGCAGAGGGCGTGAAGAACGTCTCCGGCGTGAACAGTGCGGTGCAACTGGTGAAGAACACTGTGGGCACCGTGCGCGGCATTGGCGGCACGTTTCAAAAGAACCTGGCCGCAGAGCGTGCCAAGGACAAGCAGAAGGAGAAGAAGAAAGGCGAACGCTCGGCCCTCTCCACACCAGGGCTAAAAGGCAGTGCGGCGGTCGGGGATGTGGTGTTCGGCGCAGGCAAGGGCACAGACAAGGCCGGCAAAGGTAATAAAGGCCGCCGCTCGGCAGAGGAGATCGCCACAGGCGGCCGACGCTCCACCAGCATCACGATGAACATCTCCAAGTTCTTCGACACGCTCCATGTGCACATGACGGATAAGGCTGACACGGCCGAATTGGAAAGGATAGTTGTGCAAAGCATGAACCGCGCGCTGGCCATCGCCACCAGCACCGACAGATAAGCCTCCAATGTGAAAGGGTGAAAAGATGGCTAACGCCCGCAAGCCATTCGGCTTAACTCCTTAACTCCATAACTCCTTAACTCCGGAAAGAAGAATGAACAACGTAACACGCTTCGTACTAGAAAACATGGCCCTACGCATAACGGGCGGCAAGATACCTACCTACTGGCTGTTCCGCGATGCGGGCATCCGCCAGGTTGACGAGGGCGACTACTCCGCACTCCGCGCCATGAGCGACGCCGAACTGGCCGATCTGGTGCGCACCAACGCCCTGGGGTTGCCGATGGCAATGCCGTTGAGTTTGAAACTCGAAGAAGCCGGCGCACAAGAATGGCTGTTGCCTTTCGAGCCGATGATTAGCATCACGGGCAGGCACATCATCAAGCGGCGGCAGGTGAACAAGGGCGTTATCCGCGGCTCGATAAAGGAACGATGGGCGCAAGACGATTACGACATCACCATCGAGGGCGTGCTTATCGGCACCGACGGCCGATACCCTTCGGCCGATGTGGCCCGGCTCAAGAACTTCTGCGAGGCGGCCTCCGTAACGGCCCTGTCTCCCTTATTGGAGGTGTTCGGCATATCTCGCCTAGTCATCGAGAGTTGGGAAATGCCCTTCACGGCAGGCGAAGCCAACCAGAACTACTCAATCAAAGCATACAGCGACGACATATACAAGTTGCTGCTAGGCATGCACGAATAACTCATAGACTCACCGACCCAAGAACTCACCACATGTACACAATGGCCTACGACATCACCATCGGCAATTACAAGCTTGGCATGCTCGCCGCGGTTAGCGTCCATAAGAGCGTGGAGCTCTTGGCCGACATGTGCGAGATAACTTTACCGGCGGCGCAGCTCAACCAGGCACTTGACGTTGAGAGCCGCATAAGGCGTGGCGATGTCGTGACAGTGAAGTTCGGATACAAGGAGAAGGGGTTGGTGGAGGAGTTCCGCGGGTGGCTGCAACGCATAGCCACAGATGGCGGCGACATCAAGCTTTTCTGTGAGGACGACCTCTTTACTTTCAGGCGAGACCTCCCCAATGAGGTTCTCAAACAGGTGTCGCTGGCCGACCTGCTAGGCCACGTAATAAAGGGCGTTGGCCGTGATTACAAGGTGAACTGTTCATACACTTGGACCTACGCCAAGTTCGTCATCCACGACGCCACGGGCTACGACGTGCTGAAGAAGGTGCAGGAGGAATGCGGCGCAGACATCTACCTGCTAGACAAGACGCTGCATGTACATCCCCCTGGCGAGGTTACGGGTACAGAGCGGCGATACGACTTCGCACTCAACGTAGAAGAAACCGACCTCACCTATCGGCGCGCCGAAGACAAGAAGGTGCGCGTGGTTGTCAAGGCCTTGATGCCCGATGGCAAGGTGAAGGAGGTGGAAGTGGGCAGCACTGGTGGCGAGAAGGTGGAGGTGAAATGCCATGCCTCGGACACCGCCTCAATGCAGGCGCGCGGCGAGGCCGAAGTGCGCCGCCGCAGTTTCGATGGTTACGACGGCAGCATTACCACTTGGCTCGTGCCGCAATGTGTGCCGGGCGATACGGCCACGCTGCACGACGCCGACTATCCGCATAAGGACGGCACGTACTACGTGCGAGCCGTCACCACGGAGTTCTCTGAAAACGGTGGGGTGCGCAAGATAGAACTTGGATTCAGGTTAAGCTAAACGTAATATGGACAACTACAAGGAACTGGCGCAACTGGTGCGCAACGCAGCCGGCAAGGCCCAACTCACACTGATGCAGGGCATCGTGCGTAAGGTTAGCGGTTTGACCTGCGAAGTGGAGATTGGCGGCATCACCGTACCAGACGTGCGACTACGCGCCTCCGAGGCTGCAACAGATGCGCAGATGCTGATAACGCCCAAGGCGGGCACGGCGGTGATTGTGGGCAGCCTGTCGGGCGACTTGACACAGCTCGTTGTCTTGGCCATCGACCACGCGGAGAGCATAACGATAAACGGCGGCAAGCTGGGCGGGCTGGTAAACGTCGAGCAACTAACGCAAAAGATTAACGAACTGGTACAGGCGTTCAATAGTCACACACACCAGGGCTTTCACGGGCCGACTGGCCCGCCCCTCAAGACTGCGCAGCAGCTGAACCGCAATGATTACGAAGATACGAAAATAAAGCATTAGACAATGAACGGCATACAGCTGACGAACTTCGCCCTAGCCATCCGCGTTAGGCGAGACGAACAAGGCAAGATAACCTCGGGGCTGCAAGTCGGCGACACGCTGCGGCAGAACCAGGCTCTCATCCTTGCGCTGAACAAGGGCGAGCTGAAAGAACGCCCCTCGGTGGGCTGCGGCATCGCCGACATGCTGATGGACCACGACCCGCTATATTGGCGCACCCTGATACGCGAGCAGTTGGAGATGGACCGGCAGAAAGTGAACAACATTAGAATTACGCCGAAAGGCATCGAGATAGACGCACATTATTAAATTAAACAACAATGATAGAACACTTTTTAAACAAACTTCTTGAAGTGCTTTCCACGGCGTGGGGCTGGCTGATGTTCGTCGGCCTCGTGGTGATGAACTTCATCGTCGGCTATGAAAAAATGGTGGGCTTCACCGTCATGGCCATAGTGCTTGATGCTGTTTGGGGCATCGCGGCGAGCCTGCTCCAAAAACGCTTCGCACTGAGCGAATTGGCGCGAGACACCTTCGCCAAACTCGCCGTATACGGCACTGCCGTCTTCGTTTTCATCCTGGTAGACAAGCTGGCGGGTATCAGCGGCGGGCTGACCACGAGCGTCATCTGCATCGGCATCATCCTGGTTGAGCTGTGGAGCATGTCGGCCAGCATGCTCATCTGCTTCCCAAACATGCCTTTCTTGAAGATACTGAAGAAAGCCTTGGCAGGGGAAATCGCGAGCAAACTGAACGTGAAACCGGAAGACGTTATGGCGGCATTGGACACATTACACACGAAGAAAAATGAGAGACATTAAGTATATCGTGGTACACGCCACAGGCGGTTCGCCACAAACCACAATAAAGGAGTTGCTGTTGGTGTTTAAGGGGCTGGGCTGGAAGAACCCGGGCTACCATTACGTGGTGGCAGCCGACGGCACGATAACGCAGCTGTTGGGTGAAGACAAGGTGAGCAACGGCGTGAGAGGTTATAACCACATGCTCATCAACGTGGCCTACATCGGCGGACTGGACGCCAAGGGCAAGTACGCCGACACGCGCACGCCGGAACAGAAAGAGGCCCTGCGCAAACTGCTGGGCATGCTTCATAAGAAGTATCCGACCGCTGAGATACGCGGGCATAGAGATTTTTCGCCAGATCTGAACCACAACGGCATCATTGAGCCCTGGGAGTTCATCAAGGCCTGCCCCTGTTTCGATGCAAAGAAAGAATATAAGGACATTTAACTCCGAGAGAAATGAGACACCTATTATATATACTCGCATTAATCATGCTGCTGGCCTCGTGCCGCACGACAAGGACCGTCACTCGCAATCAGGAGGTGGACGTTCGCCAGCGCGACTCGCTCGTGGTGCGCGACAGCGTGGTGCTGCGCTACGTCACCGCCACACGCGACAGCGTCACCGTCCGCGACAGCGTGGTTGTGATAAAAGACAGCGCAGGCAGGGTGATTGCCACCGAGCGGCACCGCACACGCGAACGCGTGCGCGACACACAAACCGACAATTCGGGCGTGGCCATGCGCGATGTGTCACACGATAAGGCCACTCGCCATCATCAACAGGAGAGGACGACGGACTCGAAATCCGGCTGGCCTACCCTAGGAACGATAATGGACATCGTGGGGTGGATAGCCTTCGTATTGTTCCTCATTCTTTTCGCACGAAAGTTATGGAGACGACGGTGAGGGATGGCCAGACGTTGGCCGATATAGCCGTTCAGCAATACGGCGCATTGGAGGCGGTGGTGCGCCTGGCCCTGGACAACGGCATGGCCGTTAGCGACACGCCGTCCACGGGCAAACCCCTAAACCTTCACGAGGGTGAGTATAACCGCCCCATGCGGCTCTATTGCCAGGCGCACGGCATAGCCCCTGCAACACTGCGCGGTGATGGCGGGCAAAGGGCGCGCATATTCAATGAGACTTTCAACGACACATTCAACTAGCGACTTATGGCACGAACCATTGCAGAGATAAAGCGCACGATGACCGATGCATTCATGGCCAACGCCACGCTGCGCGAGGCATACGGACTGGCGGAGGGCGACACCTTCGAGGGCAGTTTCTCGGCGGTGAGCTTGGAGAACATCCTGTTCTTCATCGTGGCCGCCTGCTGCCACGTGATGGAGGCATTGTTCGACCGCCACCGTCTGGACGTGGACGACAAGATAAGTCGCGCCGTGGTAGCCAGCGTGCCGTGGTACTATAAGGTGGCGCGGCAGTTCCAGTACGGCGACGCCCTAGTCTTCGACGACACAACCTCGCAATGGCGTTACCCCACCATTGAGGAAAAGAAACGGCTGGTGCGATACGTGGCCGTGCGCGACCGCGGCACGAGCATACAAATACTGGCATCTGCCGACAAGGATGGGCTGCCCGAACCGCTGCCTGCCGATGTTCTAACGGCATTCAAACAGTATATGAACCGCGTTAAGATAGCGGGCGTGATACTAAACGTGCGTTCTCTTCCCGCCGACAAGGTGGTGATAAGGGCAACGGTACAGGTGGACACGATGGTGCTCTCTATCGGTGGAACACGCGTGGCCGACGGCTCGCGCCCAGTGGAGGACGCCATACGCCAGCACTTGCGCAATATCACCTATGGCGGCGTATTCAACAAGACACGGTTGGTGGATGCCATCCAAGCCGTGGAGGGCGTGGTGGACGTGACGCTCGAAGGATGTGAATGCCGTGCCGAGGGAGAGGCCGCGTTCCGAACCATACAAGGCAATAACTATACGGCGGCTGGCGGAAGCTTTACCGCCGAGGGACTTCAAAACTCGATAAGATATGTGGTATGACGTAGATTTCACCCGATGGGCCGTTCAGCTGCTGCCGCCCATACTGCAAAGCCGCGTGCTGGTGGCACTGCTTCGCATCATTATCATTCCCCTGGCCTATCTGCACCGCCTCTTCACGGATTATCGTAAGAAAGTGGCCGAAAGGCTCGACATCACGGCCAGCGTTCAGGATATCGAACGCGCGCTCAACCGTCGTTTTTTCTTGCGAAACAGGCAGATATACATCGAGAGCGAACCCGATGACAGGCACCCTATATTATTCTTTCGTTCCGAGGGACAGCCATCCACGTTCTTCAATCCGAGACTAACGCTGTGGATGGATGGTGAAGTTCCGCTGAGACCCAACTTCACGGTGCACGTGCCCAACTTTCTTGCCACGTCACTTAATGCAGAAGAAGACCGGCACAAGGGTCGACATCTTGCCGAGATAATACGCATAATTGAAATGTACAAACCGGCTGGCCGACGCTATGCCATAATCATATACGAGTATGAATAAGATTAAATTCAACGAGGGCGGCATGCCCGTTAACCTCGACGACCTGCAACTCTTGCAGAACAACATGATGGACCTGTTCAAGACGGTGATGACCTTCCTGTCAGGGGGTGCACCGGCATACTTGGCTCGTTTCCCGGACACAGTTGGAAAGAAGGAAAACGGTGGCGAAGCCATCCTGATGGTGAAGGCTGGGGCAATGGTTGTTGGCGGCGAGCTGGTGCAATGGGGCGACACACCGGTTGTGGGTACGCCAGGCGATAGCATATACGCCTGTATAAACAAGACGAACGCTGACGATCGGGAGTTTGCCGACGGGCAGCACCGCAATTGCCGAGCTATGACGAACGTAACGTTCAGCTATTCAAAGGAGGGAGCGGAAGAGGCCTACGACATGGGCGAGCTGCCAGTGCTGTCGGACCTGCTGAGAAAGGTTGTGACCGAGGGCGAATGGAACTACGCACCTATCTTTGGCAACAACGGGTATGAAGGATATTTTAGGTACAGGTCTTTTAACCAGAAAAAGTACATACAGATCAATATCAATAGTCAGAACCAGGAATGGTCGACGGACCAAGCGTACCTGTATGGTAAAGCCAAAGCTGTTTTCGACTTGAACATTTCGTGGGCCGTCAAGCTGGCTAAAAGTAGCTACGAAGTCAGGCACAAGGGACAAGTGATAGGCACTTACCGCCAACAACCACATGGCGTAGGAACGTTCACCCCCAAGAATGATGACCTTCGTCCCATCGATTGTCCAATCAATCTGGAAATAGTGCTATGACGACGATATACGAACTCCAAGCCCGTGCCAAGACCCTGCGCGAGAAAACGCAGGAGGGCAGTATCACCCCCGAAGAGGTGGGCGGGCTGATAGCCGACACCTTGGCCCTACTGGCCGACGTGGAACAGACGGCGGGAAGCCTGCGCGTCAGCAAGGTGTATTCCTCAAAGGCCGAGATGGAGGCCGACACCAACCCCGAAGATGCGCACCACCAGCCGCTCAAGGCAGGGCAGCTGGTGGCCATACATGCCGACACAGACAGCCCCGATAACGGCACCATCTATGTGTATCTCGCGCCGGGATGGAAACTCATCGGCAATCTCAACCGCGTTGCCATAGGCGAGTCGGAAGGGCAGGCGTACCCAGGCACGAAAGGAAGGAAATTGGCCGACGACCTGAACACCGAGCGAACGGAACGAACCGACAAGGATGCTGCGCTGCAGCGTGCAATAGAAAATGAGACCAAGGACCGCGACAAGGCACTCACCGAGCAGGCCGAAGTCCTGCGCCGCGAGACCAACAAGGCCGTGGCGGACGAAGCCACAGCCCGCGACAGGGAACTGACGTCCATCAGGCAGAGCATCCGCGACATGCAGGGCAATATCGGCAGCGTCGAGGGATTCAAGCATGCTTTCGTAACTGAAGAAGAATATAACCGGAAGTTGCAGGCGGGGGAACTCGACCCCGACCGATGCTACTTCGTAGAGGAATGAGACAATGATACGCAAGGGTAACGGCCAAACAGCAGCCGTGCATTACGGAACAAGGGCGATAGCCGCCGTATATCGGGGGGCGCGCCTCGTGTGGACTGCCATACGCAGCTGCTTTGGCTCCGGCGTGTGGTTGGGAGATAAGAATTGGATTAATGATGAAAACTGGAAATAGACATGGCCAACGGGATTGACAAGAAGATAAACGACCTCGCCACAGCCTGGCAGGGATACAAGGGGACGCGCATCGAGGAATTCTTGAAAGAATACCTCTCGAAACTCGACGACGCAAAGTTCGGCTTCGTAAACATCGAGAGCGGCGAGAACTCGCTGCAGACGATACGGTTCTTCCGCGACGAGCAAGCGTATGCCGACTGGTTCGCCGACCGCACGGCAAACGCCGACCGTGTGCTGGGTGAGTTCTCCCTGTACAGCAACAAGCCCGTGGAGAGCTACACCATGCGCGCCATCATCACGCGCTATCCTGCCGCCAACATGGCGCGTGGTGCGCAGAACGCCGTGAGCCTGGCATACAACTGCTACTGGGGCGACAACCCCGCCGACCGCGACACGCAGGACGGTACGGCCACAGTAGAGGTGAACGGCGTGGCAGCCCCCGCGCTGACGCGCCAGCTCAAGGCCAGCGGTACGGCTACGGCCAACGTCTACACCTTCGAGTTGGGTGACTTGCTCACGGCCGAGACTAATGAGGTGAAGCTGCGCGTGACCAATGCGCACGGCGCGGAGAAGGTATTCACCTTCACCGTCAACACCTACAGCCTCACGCTGGAGTTCGACCCCGCATACGACGAGAGCCAGGTGCAGACGTCGCGCTGGTCGCTGCGCGTGCTGTGCCAGGGCGTGCCGGCTACGGTGTATTGCCGCATACAGGACGGTAGTCGCACCGATACTCTGACAAAGAGCATCCACAACTCCTCGGGCGAGTTCGTCATCGACGAACAGGGCCGCTACGGCAGCGGCGCACACGCCATCACGCTGTGGGCCGAGAACAAGGAACTTGGCTTGCGCACGCCCGACATCACCACCACCTACATCAAGGCATCCTCCGGACCGGGCGGCGTGGCCGCGCTTTGTTTCGGCAAGGGCATCCCCGCTACGGCGCGCCAGTTCAGCGTAGCAAGGCTGCCATACTATTTCTACCTTCCCGACGAGGATGCCGGTACAGCCGTATCGGTAAAAGCCGAGCTGCTGTACGGTGGCGGACAGCACGTGCGACAGCTCTCCGTCCAGCAGGTAACGCTGAACCCGGACCACGGCAGCGGCCTGCAGACGCTCAACGTGGCGTTCGACGAGGCCGAATATCTGCCCGAGGTGACGGTGCGCATATCAGTGGGCGGCGTGTCGGCCGAGTGCAAAATTAAAGTGCAGGGGTTGGGCGTTGACCTCGCTCCTGCCGACGAGTGTAAGGTGTACCTGCCCATGCGCGGCAGGGCTAACGGCGACGAAAGCGCGCAGAACATCGTGGCCATCTATCGCGGGAAACAGACGGCGCGACTGGTACGTTCGGATAACTTCCGGCTAGACGACAACAACGGCTTTATCGACGGGCAGGGCATGACCATCCGAGCCGGCAAGAGCGTCACGCTGAAAGACTTCCTGCCCTTCGCATCCGACTTCGGCGCGAATGGCAACAAGCAAGGCCGCACCGTCGAGTTGGAATTCGAGAGCGGCATCTGCTCCGACGAGAATGCCGTCATCGTCGACTGCATGGACGGCAACACTGGATTCCGCGTGTACGTCAACCGCATCGAGATGGGGTGCAGCACTGGCAACGTCATCACCTACTTCCCCGAGCAGAGCCGTGTACGCCTGGGTGTCGTTATCGACGGCACCACCACCCACACGCGCAACAACCTGGGCGGTGGCAGCGTGGCCGAAAAGGACGTGAACCTGGCCTATCTCTACATGAACGGCGTAATCGTGCGCATGTTCGACTATGCAACTGCCTCGTGGAAACAGGGTGCACCCAAGGAACTCGTGATTGGCAGTCCGCAGGCGGAAGTGAAGCTGTACTCCATCCGTATGTACGACAAGGCCCTGAACTTCGCGCAGATGGTGGGCAACTACGCCTACGACACGCCCGACATCGAGGACGTGACCGACCGCGAGGGGCGGTTTGTGCGGTTCGGCAAGGTGAGCATCGCCAAGCGCAACGACATCCTCAACAGCGTGGGCGACATACACAACCCCGATGAGATTGTATCATACAATAAGGTGCGCAAGGCCCTGCCCGAAACGCCCATTGCCGTGTGGGATATTGAGAACCTACCTTATAACAAGAACAACCCCAACGTGCCAATTACGGCCACCGAGTTCCTCAACCCGCAATGGGACAAGGCACGCGACGGCTGGGCTGGTGCCCCATACAAGGTTGGGCCGCACGCCTTCAATGCCGAAGGCACGTCGAGCAATGGCTACCCCCTGCCTTATAAGAACTGGGCGGAGATATTTGAGACGTTTTCGGGAGACCCCGTTACGCTGACCCTCGACCCTGGGCACAGCGACGAACATTCTACCTCGTACAGCATCACGCGCGGCGTTGAAGAGGGTGAGAAAGAGATGGTGAACAAGGTGAACTTCGCCAGCTCGGAGGGTATATTCAATGTATTGGCGATGAACCTCTTCCAGGAGATTCTGCTGGGCTGCGCGCGCAACGACATGGACTTATATACTTCATTCCAGCGCGCACAGGCGATGTTGGGCAAGGAAGTGACATATCGCAAGAGCCTGAGCGGACTGGTGGAGATTGGCTTCCGCAAGACGGCGGCCACGGCAGCGAAAGAGCCCGCGTTCCTCTCCATATACAACCTTATCAACAACAAGTACAGCGCATCGTTTATGGGCTTCCCGAAGAAAGACCACACCAAGGCGCAGGTGTGGGAGATAGACGAGAACGTGAACTTCTTCAACCGCGAGATGACGCTGCACGAGCTGCTGGCCGACGGAACGGTGCGCCAGAGCAACGGAACGGACAGCGCGGGGCCGATGTACTATGCCCGTGTGCCGAAGAAGTCGCCCACAAACAAGAAGAACAAACTGGGGCAGGTGAAATCTGCCACTGACGACATCGAGGCCGCCAACAGGGAGTTGGCCGTCATCCGCCGATTCCATAACTGGGTGGTGAGCTGTAACCCCCACCTGCCTGAGCGGTATAAGGCCGAACACGGCGAATACCGGCAGCTCGACCTGCCCGTGACGTATAATGGCGTGAAGTACGACCGTGACACGCCCGCATATCGTCGCGCGCGCTTCGTCAACACCTACCGCGATTACCTCGTGAAGACTGACGTGCTCTTCTACATCGTGTTCTGCGTCTTCTTCCTCGGCATGGACTCGCTCGACAAGAATATGAGCATCGCCTTTGACGACATCGAGCTGAACCCCGACGGCAGCGTTAAGACTGCGCACGCACGCCTCTTCTTACGCGATACCGACACGCAGAGCCTCTTCAATAACTCGGGCGCGCTGATGTACAAGTACTGGGCTGAGTGGAACGATGCCTTTAACCCCACCACGGGCAAGACGCAGCCCATAGCAGGCGAGACCTACGACAACGACAACCACGCATGGCTGCCCAAGATGGACGAGGGCTATTCGCCCGTGTTCAACGGTCGCCTCTCGGGGCTTGTCGACCTGGTATGGCAATGCTGGGGCGACGACCTGGCAGCCATGTACAAGAGTATGCGCGACAATGGGCTGCAGGCTGACAACATATTCCGCCGCTATACCGATTTCTGGCGGCAGTGGTGCGAGAACCTTTATAACGCAGACGCTATGGGCTACGCCAACACTGGGCATTTCACAAAGGCCTATGGCGACAAGCTCAATCTCATGCAATACTTCCTGGAGAAGCGTAGCCGTTATATGGACAGTAAGTTCTGCTGTGGCGCAAGCGTTGTGAACAACCTACGTATGCGCCTGTACGAGCAGGGCAAGGGACTAGCCATCAAGCTCTATTCGCCCCTGTACGCTTCCGTGCAGTGGGGTGCCAACAACTTCTCCACTGTTCGCAACATCGACGGCGGCTACGGCCTGCTGCCATTCGGCTTCACCAACCCGCAGAACGCCACGTTCGACATCGACGATGCCGACATGATCACCGACATCAAGACCTTTACGCGGCGCGTGGGCGGTCAGGTGACGTATTCGGGCCTCGAGGGGCTGGGCGACTTCGAGTTCGACGCAAATATGCAGCTCTTGCGCCGACTAGAGGAACTGGTGATGGACTACACGCCCCAACGCCCCAACACGCGCGAACGCGGCACGGCCTTTGACCTGTCGAAGTGCGTGATGCTCCGGCGCGTCATCGTCCGCAACGCGAAGAACCTCACCAAGGTCATTCAGTTGGGAAGTGGCGTATTGCAAGAGGTGGACTTCTCCGGTACGCCCATTAAGGGTGTGGTGATGCCCGAGAACGGCACGCTAACGCGCCTGGTGCTGCCCGACACCATCGAGGAACTGACGCTGCGTGGACTGGATGCACTTGAGCCGGGCGGACTGAATTTGGGCGGGCTGGCCAATGTGAAGAGGTTCCGCTACTCTGCCTGCCGCAAGCTCAATGGATTCGACATCTTGCAGCGTATCTATACTGCCGGTGCAAAGCCCACCGACATCGAGATGGACGGACTGAATGAAACGCTCGCATCGCTTGACACGCTTGACCTACTAGCGGAGGCTGGGGCGAAACTTAGTGGGCGAATAACGCTGCGGGGCGTCACGCCTGATTTTCGCACCAAGCTGCGCTACGTGCAGGCCTGGGGCGATGTGGACAACCCCCGCAACCCGCTGCACGTCGTGTACGAGCGAATATCCGTGAACTCGGTGACCATTTCGGGCGACATATATGTGCAAGAGGCGGGTGCTGCCTGGCTGAACATCTCGCCCGACAACGTACGCGCCAACAGCGTGCGCGCCATTGAATGGAGCATGGTGGCTAATCCCTATGCCACCATCGATGCGCGTACGGGTCGAATGGCGGTGACGCGTGTCGGCTCGGACGAAACGGCTAAAGCACAAGTGGCGGTAACCGTCACTGTGGACGACGGCCGACAGCTCACCGCCACCGAGACGGTGGACTTCTACAAGGGAGCTCCGCCGGGCTATGTGGGCTACG